CGGGTCAAGCTCCGGCAGAAGATGCGTTACCGCGCCTTCAATCCGAGCGCCTCGATGAAGACGCGGGCTTGGGCCGTCTCGGGCGTCGCCGTTTATCCCTGGGCGGACCTCGTAAAACAATTTCTGAACGCGCAGCAATCGCTCGACCTCGGCGACGACGAGGAGATGAAGCAATTCATCCTCAAGGGACTGAATGAGCCTTGGTCGGACGACGTGATCTTCGACGTGAATACGAATTCGACCGGCGATTATTCGATGACCGGCGAGCCGTGGAAGGAAGGATCATGCGTCGCGATGACGATCGACGTGCAAGAATTGGCTCCTTACTTCTGGTTTGTCGTCCGCGATTGGGCCGACGACGGCCGATCGCGGCTCCGGCAATGCGGCTATGCCCATACCTGGGATCAACTCCGCGAGCTTCAGCAGAAAAACCAAGTCACTGATCGAATGGTCCTTTGCGATGTGACGTATAATCCGAGCGAGGTCCTCGAACGCTGCGCCCAATGGGGATGGCTCGCGCTCCGCGGCCGGGATGAGGATTCCTTTGTCCACTCGAAGGGACTGAAGAGCCCGATCCGCCGCTATTTTTCCGAGCCGCGCGTCGTGGATACGGCGATCGGCACGGACAAGCAAGGCGACGCGCTCCGGCGGCGGGCGGTTGAGATCATGTGGGCGAACACGCCTTGCAAGGACATCCTCGCCCGGCTTTACGGCGGGAAGGCGGTTTACTTCGGGATCGGCTCGGACGTGCCGCAATTCTACTTGAACCAAATGACAAGCGAGCGGAAGCAGGTCGTCGAGACGCGCGGGACCCGGGAGATCCGGCGATGGGTCCGCGTCGGCAAGCGCCCCAATCACCTTTGGGATTGCGAGGCAATGCAAGTCGTCTTTGGACTCATCAAGGGACCGCTCCGGCGCGCCGCGCCGCCGCCCGAGGAGCCCCCCGCGCCCTCTTGACACTCGCGGCTTGGGCATGGCTCTTGGACAAATCACGAATTATCTCGCGAAGCTGCCGGCGGCGACGCTGGTGCAATATGCCGCGGCGACGGATCAATGCATCCTCGATGTGCTTCAGACCGGGCAAGGACACTCGATCACGGGTCGCTCGATGACCCTCGCCAATATGTCGGAACTGACCCAATTCCGGGCGGAGATCCAAGCCGCCCAGGACACGCAAGGGAGCAACCGCGTGCGGCGGACCCTGGCCTATGGCGGCGGCTTCACTACCTGACCCGGGCGTCAAAATGCAGACCGATATTCGAGAGCAAGGGTATAAGCCTTATCAGCCGAATTTCGCGGAGCGGATCGCCGACCGGGCTTTGAGCATCGTCGCGCCCCAAGCGGCGCTGCGGAACGCGATCGCCCGCGAGCGGCGGCACGCCTTCGGGTATGAGGGCGCGCGGATCACCCGGGCGCGGATGAACGCGACCCGCGCCGGAACGATCACGTCGAACACTCCGCTAAATTCCTCCGACCGCCTGCAAATCGTTTGGGAGGCGCGCGATTTGGAGATGAACGATCCCTTCATTCACGGGCTCTTCGACCGGATGTCGCATTACGTCGTCGGGCCGAAGATCCGGATCGAGGCGATCACGGGCGATCCCGGCGACGACGCGATGCTCGAAGATTACCTTTACGAGTGCATGCAAAATTGCGATCTCACGGGCAAATCGAAATTCACGGAGCTTGCGCGCCTGATTTTCAAGTCCGTGATCCGCGACGGCGACTTCGGGAGCATTTTCCACGATGTCGCCGATCCGGAAGGTTCAGCGATCATGGGCCGGCCGGTTTCATGGATTCAGCTTCAATCTTGCGAATCCGATGTGATCGGCGGCTATCATTATTGGATCGAGCCCGGGCTCGTCTCGGGCGTCGAGTATGATTCCGCGACCGGAAAGGTCCTCGGTTATCGCATCTACCCCCGGAATAATTTCGGGTATTACCAAAGCGAATATACCCGCGTGCCCGCGAATCAATTTCAGTTTTTGGCAAACCGGCAGCGGACGGACCAATATCGCGGCATCTCGGCGATCGCCTCCGCCGTCACGACCGCCCGCGACATCAAGGAGATCCTCGCGAACGAGAAGCTCGGCGTCAAATGGGCAAACTCTTGGGCGGGCTTTGTCAAAACCGCGCCGGGCGATGCGTCGGCGGCGAATCCGGAGCGCATCTTCGCCGCCGAGGTCCCCGGCGTGCTCCCGACGATCGGCCCGGCCGGCGCGTTCACGACCGAACGGGTTTACGAGGATTTTCGTCCCGGGCAAATCGGCTATCTTGGGATCGGCGAGTCGATCGAGGCGGCGAAGACCGATCGGCCGTCCTCGTCGTTCAACGGCTTTGTCGCCCTCCTTTATCGGCAGGTCTGTACCGCCCTTTGCATGCCCTTCGGCTTCTCCTTCGACACGTCCACGCTCGGCGGCGTGCCGGCCCGGCTCGAATCCGCCCAGGCGAAGCGGACCTTCGAGCAATGGCAAGCCTTCATGGACGAAGGACTTTATCAGCCGTATTTCAAGCGCTGCATCGCGAACGGCATCGTCACCGGCCGGCTTCGCTTCAGAAATCTTTCGCGCCTCCCGAAAGTCAATGTTTGCGTCCCGGCGCATCCGACTGTCGATGTCGGCCGCGAGAGCCGGGCGAACGTCACCGAATACGAGGCGGGCTTGAAAAGCTTCGACCGGATCGTCCGTGAGCAAGGCGGCAATCCGCGCGAGGAGGTCGAACGGATGGCCGATGACGCGGCGTTCAAGATTCAACAGGCGAAGCAAAAGAGCATCCCGATCGAACTGATCGAGCCGCGGCCCACTCCGAGCACGACCGGAGGGCAACGCGGGCAAGCCGGCGGCGGCGGAGCCGGCGGCAGCGATTCGGCCGGGATTTCTTCGCTCTCGCGGAAGGTCCGTGCGCTCGAAATGACCGCGGACGAGCTTTTCAGCCGGATCGAAGACGGCGAACATGCGCGCTCGGCGAAATAATTGGTCCTCCCTCCTTCAAAATAATGAGCGCTTCCGGGCAGATCACCCTCACCAATTCCTCGGCTCAAATCCTGCCGAAGAATCTGACTCGGGTCGGCGTGATCCTGAAGGCTCATAAGAGCAATACGGATACAATTTTCGTCAATCTCCTCGGCGCGGCGGCGCAAACGGCGGTCGATATGCCGATCGAGCCCGGCGAAAGCCTTTATCTGACTTCGGATTTTCCGGCGATCACCGCGCCGCCCTGGCAGCAGGCGATTTTCGGGATCGCCAATTCCGGCAATCAGGATCTTCGATACATCGAATTCTAAATGCACGGCTCCGGCTTTTCCACGCCCCCGGCTCCCACTCCGACACCGCCGCCCGTGAGCGCGAATCCGACCGCCAAGGTCGGATTGACCGCCGTCGATGGCTCGGCGGCGACATTTATGACTTCGGACAGCGCGCCGCCGATCGACCAGACGATCGCGCCGACGTGGACCGGAGCGCATACCTTTCAAGCGAAACTAACCGTCACGGTTTCGACCGGCGCGACCGCGCAGCAAACGACTTTGAAGGATGCCGGGACGGTTAACACGTTGTATCCGGCGAACGTTTATCATGCGACTAGCGGCACGGCCGGGACTTTGTTCGGAGTCGGGACGCTTTATCAGGCGGACGATTCGACCACACCGCAACAGAGCATCGGCGCTTTCGGCTTCCAATGGAAAAGCGCGAGTCATGGCTCCGGCCGTTATTCGCAATTCGCGATTTGGTGCGACGACGGCGGCGATCTGATCCAAGTTCTGATCGGCGACAATGTAAACGGCATCGGCTTTCAATCGATCATCAATTGCACCCAGGGATGCAACGTCACCAACGGTCTGCAATTCGATTATTTGACCAATTCGCTCGGAGCTTTCGTCGTGCTTGGCGACTCGACCGTCGCGGCGATCGGAGACGACGACGAGGAAAGCTATGGCACCGGCTTAACGACTTCGATCACCTCGACGAGCTTCGCGACCTTCACCGGCTCGCCTTCGATCACGATTCCCGTGAATGCCGGGCAAGGGCGATGGCTCGTGAGCGGCCGGATCATGCTCGCGGTCGGATCGGCGATCACGACCACCGGCCAGAGCATTCAATTCGAGCTATATCAGACGAATAATGGCGCGGGCGCGGTTGCGAACTCGGTCCGCATTTTTCCGCTCGGGACGGTTGCCGGCTACACCGGGCCGCTCGGAGAAGTGAGTCTGCCGCCCGTGATGATTAACAATCCGCAGGCGGGAACGAGCTATGCGATCTATGCAAAATTATCCGGCGCGCTCGGAGCCGGGACCATTCTCGTGACCCAAGTTGACTTGATCGCAATTCCCGTCGCATGAGCTATTCCCCGGCGCCGAACGAATTTCCGATAAGCTCCTCCAATACGGTCGGCATTCCTCCGACCGTGGCGGCTTATCTGCGCTGCATCGTGCAAAGGCTGGTCCCCGGAGTTTCGGCGACCGTGTTTGCGGTCTGCCTGGATGTGAATGGCAACGTGATTCCGATGGCGAGCTTCAATAAGACGATCAGCCTCACGAGCCAAACTGCGCTCAATGCGGCAGTGCTTACCTCGCTCGAAGCGCTTGCGACCGCCAACGGCTTCACGATCACCTAAAACCCGGCGATTTTGACATTCGGCCCGGACGCATGGGCCGCTTCAAATTCTATCAGCAACCCTCGGTCGGCGCGAAGCTCGTCCCCGAGGACACGGGCAAGGAATGGATCATTCGCGGCGTCTCCGTGATGACCGAAGGGCCGGCCGAAGGCCACATGGTCGAGGTCGAAATCGACGGCCAGAAGAAGCAATTTCAAATTTGCTGCGACGCGACGACGATCGAGTCCATCGTCAAGCTCTCGGCCGAATATGAAACGGGCGTCAAGGTGAAGGCCAATCACGAGGGCGGCGTCGGGCAGATCATCGGATACCTCACGAATTTTTCAGTGGGCGAAACCAAGGATAAGAAGAAAAAGGCGGTCGCCGATTTCCATCTTTTCAAGACGACGCCCGACATCGATCACCTCTTGCAAACGATCGAGACGATTCCCGACACGCTCGGCTTTTCGGCGTTTTTCGACGGTCCTTTGCAGCGGATCAAGGATTTCTTTTTCGGCCGGCCGGAAACCCTTTATTCCGTGGATCTCGTGACCGATCCGGCCGCGAATCCGTCCGGCATGTTCGGCCTCAAAGTTGACAGCCTCGGAAATGTCGTCCCCGACAAATCTCAAATCGACGATTCAAACATGACTCCCGAAGAACTCTCCGCCGCCTGCGCCGCCGCAATGAAGCCCCACATGGACGCGATCCATACGCGCTTTGCCGCCATCGAAGCCAAGCTCCCTTCCGGTCAAGGCGGATCGGGCACGACCGCCCAGCCGTCGCCCTCCGCCGATGAGCCGGCCGCGCAGTATTCGCGGCTCGAATCGATGGTCAAGGGCACCATCTCCTCGATCGTGCCGGAGTTGATTACCAAGGGACTTCAGGACACGGCGAAGACCTTGCACGCCCTCGGGCTCACGGCCGGCACCGGACCGCGGGTCAGCCCGGCCGAGATGACGCCCGTCACGCCGCCGTCCGCCGCCGACATCGAGAAGCTCGATTTTCAAGGCATCTTGAAATTCGAGTTCTCCAACCCGGCGAACGAGAAGCTCTCGAATTTCGAGATCGTGCGCAAATGCACCTTCGCCCACCCGAAGAAGCACGCGCTCGCCCTCGCGGCCCGCACGCTCGGCACGCTGCCGGAGCGCACGATCCCGTTCAAAGCCGCCTGATCCTTTTCGACCTTATTCGCCCGTAAAGGGCGAGCCCTCCCAGGCTCGCCGAGTCCCGAAACCAAAACCGCTCCTCCGACATGGCCTCATTCAACACAACCGGCGTCCGGGCGTTCCCCGCCGCGGCGACCGCGATGTCCGCCTTCACCCGTGTTTCGCTGAACACGGCGACGGGCGTCCTTCAGACTGCCGGCCCGACCGCCCGCGCGATCGGCTTCCTCGACCTCGACTCGGAGGCGACTTCGGTCAATCCGAGCGCGCTCGGATCTGTGCGGCTCCCGACCGCCCCGGGCACCCGCAAGGGGATCGCCGATACGGCGATCACCGCCTACGGGTACGTTTACGCCTCGACCTCCGGGTATGTGACCGGCGCGGCCGGCACGGCGGGCTTCTCGGCGAATGCGATCACCCTCGGGCTCGCCCTCGCTCCCTCCGGGCAACTGGTCGCCGCGACCGCCCTCGGCTCCGTCTTCGAGTTCGTCTATCTCGAAGGCTACGTTTGATCCGTCCTCTTTTTTCCGTCCCCCGCAAAAAACAAACCTGATCTCCTCCCATGCCTTATCCGGTCGGCGGCACAATTCTTCGCGCGGATGTCCGCACCGCGCTCGAACAAGGGCTTGATGCCCTGAAATTCTGCATCGCCGAGAAAGTCGCGCCGATTTATAACGGCGGCGGCAAGGCGGGCCAGTACCTTTTCCGCTCGCTTGAGCAACGCGGCGCGCAGCGCATCGACGAGAACCGTCGCGCGCCCGGGACCTCTTATCAAGAGGTTACTTCGTCCTGGTCGTCCGATCAATTCGAGACGAACGATTACGGGTACAAGTCCACCGTGGACGACTCCCTCAAGCAATACGCGGACCGTTATCTCGACCTCGAAGTCTCGACCGCCCGGATCCTCGACGCGAAGCTCATGCTCGCTTACGAGGTCCGCGTCGAAAACTTGCTGATGAGCACGACCTCCTTCACCTCGTTCTCCGCGACGACCGCTTATTCGCAAGCGAACCTCGCCGCCGTGGACTTCGTGAACGACGTGCAAACGGCGTGCGAATATCAACGCGGGATCGGCACGATCGCGAACACGATCGTCCTTAGCTACCCGCTGTGGAATTACATCCGGCGCGCGCCGCTCTTTCAAAACTACGTCCGCGGCAATTTCCCGACCGTGCTCCCGACCGTGCTCACGCCCGAGCAAGCCGCCCAGGTCTTTTTCGACCAAGGGATCGAGCGCTTGCTGATCGGCGGCGCTTATCAGGACATCGGCGGCGAAGGTCAATTGTACCTCGGGCAACCCATTTGGACGAATGCTTACATTTGGGTCGGCAAGATCTCCGGCGGCGACTTCCTGGCCGGCGGCGCGATGCGAACGATCGAATGGGCCGAAGACGGCGGCTTCAAGGCCGTGGAAGCCTATCGCGATGAGGACAAGCGCTCCGACGTGCTCCGGGTCCGCCAATCGGTCGTCGAGAAGGTCATCGACGCCCGCGCCGGGCAACTCATCATCACGAGCGCAAGCTCGGGCTCGAAGATCACCTGATTTCGTCCGGGTTTCATCACTTCAACAAGCCCGAGGGAATTGTCGCCCTCGGGCTTTTTTATGAACAAGGAGCATTGCGATACGCGACGGCGAGCGACGGTCGATGATCTCGTCCTCCCGGGCGATTACGTGATCGCCGAAGGGATGTCGGCGACGCCCGGCGCTTCCCATCTGATGATCCTCCTCCTCCCCGGAGAATTCAGCCGGTCGGGTCCCGGCGTCGCCGTGATGCCGATCCGGATCGGCGATGCCTCCCTCGCTCACGTTTGGGGATGGGATGGCAATTTCGAGCGTCCGACGCTGAAGCCCTCGATCGAAAACAAAGGTTATTGGCACGGCCACCTTGAAGCCGGCCGCTTGAGATCCGAACCATGAGCGCGCCCGTCACCGTCTATTGGCTCGAAGCGACCGAAGAAGAGCTTGTCGAGGAGATCGAAGGAGGTCGCCGGAGCCGCCGATATTGGATCGACACGCGGACCGGGAAAAAGGTCTTGCTCGGTGAGGCGGAGCCCGGCGCGGTTTGGAATGCCGATTGGCTCGCCGAGCACGTCACCGCGGATAAGATGAATTGCCTCGGGAGCGCCAAGAAGGACGGGCTTTACCTGTGCTGTAAGCTCCCGAACGGGGAACATTGGTCGATCGACGGGCGCGCCTCGAATTGCACCCGGCCTAACGAGCCGCATTCGTGTTGGTGCCGGCACGGGAGCGCCAAGGATGGAACCTTGCATGTCGATAAGACGCCCGAGCCTGGGGATAGCACATGCGCGGCCGGCGCGGGCTCGATTTGGGTCAATCAGGGACAGCCGGACGAGTGGCACGGGCATTTGCACGGCGGCAAGCTCGTCCGCTGCTGAAGCGCCGGGCCGGCGGTTGACGCTCCCCGGGCGGCATGGATTCAAGCACCGCCCCGGATCTTTTGGACCTAATCAAGCCGCCGAGCCCTGCCGATGTCCCGCCCGCGGCCGATCCTGGCCGGGACGAGCCGATTCCGCCCCAAAGGGACCCTTCCCAGGCGCTCCCCGAGATCCGGGCCGACCTGGGTATCGGCGACGGGCCGGCTCCCTGGTTCACCTTGGCTTGCATCGTCGGGAACGAGGAGCATCACATCGGCCGCTTCCTGGCGGCTTTTGAGCCCTTGGTGGACGAGATCGTCCTTGTCCGGGCAATCGGCTCCCTCGTGCCGGATGAGACGATCGCGATCGCCCGGGAGCAGGTCCGCAAGCCGCTCCGGATCGCCGAATATCACAATGAGGCGAACCTCGCCCATTGGCCGCATGTGGACAACTTCGCGAAGGCGCGGCAAGCCGCCTGGGATCTCGCCCGCGGCAAGTTCATCATGTGGGCCGATTGCGACGACATCATTGACTCGGACACGATCGCCAAGCTCCGAGCGGAGGTCGATCTCGGGCTCTTCGACGTGCTCTTCATGCATTACCGGATCGCCGGGAAACCGCCGCTCATGCGTGAGCGCGTGATCCGGCGCTCCCTGAATTGTCCTTGGGTCCAACCCGTGCACGAGGCGCTCTCGCTGCCGCCGCCCGGGAAATTCATCGGCCGGGCGCGGCCGGATCTCGAAGTCTTTCACCTTCCCCTTCCCGACAAGCAGCGCTCGAACAAGGCGATTAAGAGCCTCTCGCGGAATCTCCGGATCTTGGAAAATGCGATCGAGCCCTCGGCGATGATTTACTTTTATCTCCATCGCGACTCTCTCCTTCTCGCCAAGCCGAACGAGGCGATCAAGTGGGGAGTCATGGCGGCAAAGGCGGAAAACCTCACCCCCGCCGAAAAGTACGCGGTTTATTATAACCTCGCGAAGCTGTACCTCGATGTCGGCGACTTCGGCCAATGCGAAAACATGTGCTTGAACGGGCTCCGGCTCGCCCCGTACCGGCGCGAGTGTTATTGCATCATGTCGCTCTCGTACAATGCCCGGAAGGATTGGACCCGGGCGCTCACTTGGATTCAACTCGCGAAGTGCATCAACATGCCGCCCGTGAACGAGCGGCCGAATTGGATCGAGGATGCTTGGTACGGATGGCAGGCGAATCTCACGAACGCCTTTATCTGCCGGAAGCTGAAGGCTCCCGAGGCGGCGCTCAAGATCGAGGACGAGGAGCACGGCGGCGCGCCGATGATCTCGCTCTTGCACGCGACCCGCGGCCGGCCCGAGAAGGCGCTCGCGACCCGGGATCAATGGCTCCGGGCGGCGCTGAAGCCGGGGATGATCGAGCACATTTTCGCGATCGATGCGGACGACAAGGAGAGCGTCGAAGAGTTGGACGGATGCAACGTCGTCACGGTCGAGCCCGGCGGCGGTTGCGTGCGGGCGTGGAATGCGGCGGCGGCGCTCTCCCGCGGCAAAGTCCTCGTGCAAATGTCCGATGATTGGATCGTGCCGCATCACTGGGACAATCTCATTATTTGGCGGATGCAAGTGGCGATCGAGCATAACCGGCCGGCGGTCCTCGCGATCTCGGACGGGCATCGAACGGACAAGCTCCTTTGCATGGCGATCCTGACGCGGCAATACTACCTCCGCCAGAAGCACGAGCGGACCGGCGATCCTTATCTCTTCCATCCGGATTATTTGGGCGTCTATTCGGACAACGAATTCACGGTCCGCGCTTATGAGAACGGCGTCGTGATCGACGGGCGGGATCTCACCTTTGTCCACGATCACCCGCTTTTTGCCGGCAAGCCGCTCGATGCGACTTACGCGGCGCAGAATGCCGCCGACCGATACGAGCAAGGCAAAGCCCTGTTCAACCGCAGGAATCCACGCTATAAAATCGAATGAATGCAAAAATTGTCTATAAAAACGGACGCCCGTGCGCAGAACCGTGGCCTTGGCAAACGCCGAAAGGACCGAAGCCCAAAATTGAAATAGTCGCCCAACATCCGGTGCCGCGTAAATGTGAGAGTCGCCAAACCAAATGAGAATTTGTATTCAATATCACGTCCGGCTCTCCGAGATCATCCGGCTTCTCCCGCTCGCGCAGCATTTGGCGAAGCAGAAGCACGAGGTCTTTTTTGAGACGCTCCCGGCTTATGAATCGATCTTCGATTGCGTCGATTATTGCCGCTGGCAGGACCCGCGGCGCAAGGGCCGGCCCCAGGACGACGGCGCGCCCTTCGAGGTCGTCTTCCCGCTCACGATCAACCCGCGCTTTACCAGCAAATATCGGACCGATCATCCGGCTCCGAAGTTTTGGGATTTCATCGTCGGGATGTCCCCGAAGGATTTCAAGGGCGCGCCGCGCGAGATCCGTTTCTCGAAGATCCCCGAGGTCGAGGCGACCCGGGCAAAGTATCACCTGCCGGCGAAGTATTCTCTCCTCTGCATGACCGGCTTCTCCTACGCCCAGCAACGCGGTTTCTGTGATCTCGTGCCGATCGGCTTCGAGATGATTTTCGCCTGGGCTCGCGGGCTTGAAATTGCCGGCGAACTCCCGCAACCGATGTATCTGATCGGGCCGGGCGGCTTCGCCCCGAATCCGGCGCTCCGGCCGCTGACCGTCTCGCATTTGCCGGATCTACCGGCGCTCTGCAAGGGCGCGGCCGGCGTCGCGACCATCAACGGGACGGTTTCCGCGATTTGCTCCGCCTTCGTCGGCTCGGAGCGCATCCGCGAGAAGTGGCATCATGTGAGTCCGCTCGATCCGCGCGAGCGCTCCCAAGATGACATCATCGCCAAAGGGCAAGCGCGATGGGAAGTCTCCTTCGCGTCGATTTGCCCGTCGATCGTCCCGCAGAATGCCCGATAACAACCCAACCGCCCGCGCCTCTTATGCCCGCCTGATCGGGAACGTCTTCGCGCGGCAATTCACTTCGACCTTTGAGATCGGCGGCGCGTCGTTTCAAGTGTGCCTCACGGAGCTTGCCGAGTCCGACAAGCTCGAAATTGCCGGCCGGGAGATTCACCGGGCGCAAGGATTGATGGCGCTCGCGGCGAATTTGGTCGGCGTGAAGCTGAAGGAGGGAATGCCTGTGGTCCTCGACGGCGATCCGGATTGGGAGGTCTTGACGTGGCATGTCTCTCCGGACGGAGCGACTTATTCCTTCGCCTTGATCGACGGCAAATGAGCGCGCCCTTGAACACCTTCGATCCGCGGCTCCTCACGGAAGCCGCGTTTGCCCTGATGATCCGCGGCCTGCTGCCGGATCTCGCCATCTTCACGAGCGGAAGCACGGATGAAATCAAGCATCCCGGGCTTCTGATCCGCTGCCGGGATCAGGTCGAAGAACTCGCGCCGGGCTCCGGCGTCTTCAAGCAGCGGGTCGATCTCGAATTGCAGGTCAAGGCGGACACGCTCGATCCGGAGACGACCTCCTCCTTGATCCGGAGCGTCCGGCAAACCTTCTATCGGAACGACCTCACCAACCGCGGCCCGATGCAGGATCTTGCGCTCCGGCTCACCGCCGCGAGCGCGATCCCGCTCACCGTTTACGGCGTGATCGCCCGGCCCGAGGGCGAGGTCGAAGTCTCCCAGGAAATGCGGCTTTATGCTTACCACTGGGAATTCGAGGTCCATGCGACGCCCACCCGTTGACGCTCAATCCGGCATCATGGACTCCGAAAAACACCGTCAGAAAATCGAGGGCCGGATCTCCCGGCTCGGCATCCTGGCCGCGACGATGGGCGCGCTCATGCCGAGGCTCTCCGCGGGCTCGGAAGTCGCTTCGTCGAACGCTCCGCTCCTCAACGTGCATCCGCTCGCCCGCCGAAGCTCCCATTCGCCCCGTGATTGGGGAATGTCCCCGCAATGCCAGCGGATGCGGCGGCAACGCAAGCTCATCGCGGCCGGGATCGGCGGCGACCAGCGATGAAGACCGTCATCCGCCGGCATGTCCGGACGTATCACGTCTTTCGGGCGCTCGCGATCGCCCAGGCGATCAAGAAGATCCGGCCGGACGAGGAGGTCTTCATCGAATGCCTCGACGAGCACAAGCATGTGCTCGACCTCGCGCCGGGCGTGAAATGGAAAAACCCTCATCATCCCTTCGAGGTCGTCGAGCGGCTGAACGAAAATCAGAATCTTCACCGCAAGGCCGGGCCGCTTTATGACCGCGTGATCGACATCGATTCCGAGGGACCATTCGAGGCGCGGCAAGTTGCCTTCGGCGGCTCCTTTTGGGCTTGGGTCGTTTCCGTCATTTCGGAGAAAAACCCGGAGCTTGCCGGCGAGATCCAAATGAATCCTTGGCCTTCGATCGAGATCCCGCTCCCGAAGCCGGCGGCGATCGCGACGGCCGGCTGTGTGCTGATCGCCCCGATCTCGCAAGAGAGCAACCCGATCGAAATCAACGCCAATGCCCTCGCGGCTTGGGCGGAAAAGGCATTCCCGGGCGTGCCGCAGCTTTGGGCGACCTTCGGCCGCAACTTCGGGCCGGGCCGGATCGCCGCGCCCTTCTCTTCGCTTCCCGAGCTTGCCGGCGTGATCGCCGCGGCAAAGGCCGTCGTGACCGTGAAGGGGATCATCGCCGGGCTCGCTCAAGCGGCGGTCCCCGGCCGCGGCCGGCTCGCGAAGATCCTCGTCCTCGTGACCGATCGGGCGAAGCCCGGGCCGGCGGAGCCCAATCCGAATCCGAAGCGGCCGAAGTTCAAGCCGGCGTCCCGGCCGTCCGCCTTGAGTCTTCCCGGGCCGCTCTTGGACCTGGGAGAAGCCGCCCAGGCGGTGAAAACCCTCCCGAACGCGACCGCGATCCTTGAGCCGCAAATCGACGGCTCCTTGAAAGAGCTTACGCCCCATCCGGCCGATTGACATGGCCGGGTAAGGCATGGCCGCGATCACAATCGGACAAACCGGGCTCCTCTTCGGCGTCCCGAACGCAGAGACGGGCGTCGTCATCGCTTCAGTCGAGCGCGCCTCCCAGCGGCAGCGCAAGGAGGTCCTCGGGAACGTCGGCGACATCATCGCGGTCGGCTATTACGCCCCGAAGGCGGTTTACACGATGAGCGGCGCGGCGATCTTCTCGAACGGCTACGCCTCCGGGCTCTCCGGGCTCGCCGCCTCCGCTTACCCGGGCGGCGTCGTGACCCTGGCGAACGTGTTCAACGAAGCCGGCTCCGGGCTCTCCGGCGGGCATGTGTATAACGAGGAATTCACCCTTCGGTTGACGAACGAGGATTTCATCAAGTTCTCGGGCTCCTTCGTCCAATACCCCTCGATCACGACTCCGTAATTCCCGCAGTTTTCAACCCGCCTTCCCGGCGGGAAAAATTCAAATGAACGAGCAAGATTTCAAGCGGCAGCACGTCTATACCAAGGACATCGCCGCCGCCGCCTCCCTGATCGAAATCGGATGCCAGCGGCGCGAGCAATTGCCGATTACCTCCGTCATCAGCGAGAAGGGCGGCAAGGAAGTGATTTTTTGGTTCGAGCATGGCGAAGTGATCGTCGGCGGAATCAAAAAGACGACGCTCGATTGGCTCCGGCTCCTCACCTGCCCTTGGGCCGATTTCACGAAGGAGCTTTCGCTCGATCATCAAGTCGCGCACCTGAAGGCGCACGCGGAGAACCGCAAAGTCCTTGCCCGCGCGGCGAAGGACGCGGAACGCTTCCCTTTTCGGATCATTCAGCAAGGAAACCGGGTCGCCGTCGTCGGCGCGAACGTCTCGGAAGCCAATCTCCGCCGGCTAATGGAAGGATAAAATGCGCGCAATCACCGATCATCGCATCGAGGGCACGATCAACGGGAATATCTCCATCACCGCGACCGATCCGGTCGGCGAGGGCGGCTCGAATGCCGAATATACGATCGTCACGAAGGACGACACGCTCCGGCTCAAGTTTCACCGCGGGCAGGTCGCCGACATCGCCCGGCCGAACGGGATCACGAACGAGGCGCTCGCCGCGATCATCATCGACCGGCTACGCGGCGTCCAAGGGCTCAATGTGACCGGCGTCGCGCCGTTCCCATCCCGGGAGGGTGGCAAAGCCCTCGAACACTTCGAGGAAGGGCTCGCATGGCTTCAGAAACGCACGCGGGACCGGATCTCGCGCGGCGTCGAAGGGAAGCCGGTCGCCTGATGGCCTCGGTCCCGAAAATAGAGGTCGAGATCCGGGTCGTCCATGCGGCCGGCGTCGGCTTGATGCCGGCGGTCCGGATCAACCACGGGCCGCTCGTTTGGATCCGCTGGATCGCCCTCACTTGGCTTCGCTGGCCGGTTTTTTAACATGGATCAATTCGACCAAGAAGCGCCGGATGCCCGGCTCATGGAAGACGGCGGCTTCACGTTCAAAGGGACCAAGCTCGCCCCGTATTCGATCGGCCGGAAGCTCTTCGCCGTCCAATTCTCGAAGGGGACGACCAAGCTTTGGACGCTCGCGGTCCTTTACATCCTCACGCTCCCCGAGAAGGAAGCCCGGGCGGCGATCGAGAACGAGGAAGAGGGCAAGGAGCGCTTTTACAAGTGGCTCGATGGCTTCGCGGAACCGGATTACCCGGAAGCCTCGAAGCTCGTCCGCGAAATCCTCGATCGGGTCGAGAAGGCGCGCGTCGATACGATTTCCGAGGGAACGGCCGGCGCTGAAAAAAAAACTTGATGCCGAGCGAAGCGGTTTGGCTCACGGCGACGCTCGCCCGGGAATATCATCTCGCCCCGGATGAAATCTTCTGGCGCTGGCCGCTCTCGCGATGCTGGCTCTTCATTCATCATTATCAATGGTCAAAGGGAGTGACATGCGCGCCAAGGATGCACATCGAAGAACAACTCGCCGCCCTCGCCCGTGCTTGAAGTCTCTGAAAACTTTTCCCCGATCCTCGCCCTGAATGCGGCCGTGGTCGCTTACCGCAAGGCGAGCCAACGGACGCTCGCGTTCTCGATCGTGCATCTCGGCCGGGATCTCTCGTACCAATTGCGGAACGAGACGCGCAAAATCGCGCCGCCGGAGTCGGCAATTTATGCGGTCCCGGGCAAGTTCGGATGGCGCGCCGGCTCCGGCCGGAAGCACCGCCAGACCGGCCGCGAGGGCGCGCCGCGGGCGCGCGTGCAACTTCAGCGGGCCGGCGGATATGCCGGGCTCATCCTGAAGCGCATTGGTCATATCGGTTTTTCGGCGCGCGGATGGGGAGCGGCGGTCGCCGGCTTCAAGATCCGCGATCAGGTCCAAACGACGACCAACCGGATCGGCGGCGTCGTCGCCCAGGTCGATGCCGCGACCGGGATCGCCTCGATCCGGATTTATAACCGGGCCGGCATCATCTCCGAACTCACGGACAAGCATCAACTCCTCCGCCGCGCGATCGCCGAAGTGTATTCGGACTTTGCCGTCTATATTCAAAAGCGCTTGGGCGATGACGCCAAAAACACGTTCTTGAACCTCCTCCGCTAATGGCCAGCGAGACGACCAAACAAGAAGTCCAAGTCCAATTGACCTCCCGGGCGGACACGTCCGGCTTCTCTCAATTCGAGGGAGCCTCGGACCGGCTCGTCGCCTCGAAGAATCGCCAAGCCCAGGCAAATGCCCTCCTCGTCGATTCCGAGCGCCGCGTCCGCACGAACCTGATCGACACCGTGAGCAGTTTCGCGAACGCGAAGGATTCGACGCAAGCGCTCGCCGGGGCCGTGACCCATCTCTCGGAGGTCTTCAATATCGGCTTCGCCGGAGCCGTGATTGCCGGCGTCGGCGCGGCGCTCGTGTCCGCCTTCGACAAAGGCGAGGAAGCGCTTAAGTCGATGGGCGAAGAACTCGACCGCCAGCTTGAAAGCGCCGGCGATCTCCTCGAAGAGATCCAAGGCATCAAGCAGACCGCGGAGCGCCGCGAGGGCAAGGCGCTGGGAAAAGAGGAGAAGGAGGACCAAGCCAAAAACGCCCAGCTTCAAAACCCGGGATTTTTTGCGACCGTCGCGATCGGCGCGGAGAAGCTCTTCGGCTTGGGCTCGGGCGCGACCAATTTCGCGGCCGACCGGCAGAAGGAGGAATCGCTCCGGCAAACGATCCTTGAATCGGCCGGCGCGCTCGCGGCGAAAAATGAGGAGATCAAGCTCAATTCCGGGCAAGTGAAGGGCTTCTCCGATCGGAAGCCGGAGGAAAATCTTTCCCAAGCGGCCTTCCGATCCCTCGTCGAAAATGCCGACATCGACGACGAGATCAAAAAGAAGCGGGCCAAGGACGCCCAGGAAGCCGCCGCCCGGACCGCCCGGACCGAAGAGGAGGCGGACCGCAAGGCCGAGGAGGAGAAAGCCCGCCAAGCCCGCGAGGATGGCCGGGATGAGCGCGCCCAGGCATCCGAGCGGCGCGTCACCGGGTACAAAGTCTCCCTTCACGACTATGCGGGCGCGCAGCGGCAGGAAGGCGGCGGCGGGCGGGCGTATTCGACGATCATCGTCGATCCGGTCGTGACCGAAGCCCGGAAGACGAATCAACTCCTCGCCGAGATCAACGGAAACTTGAAAGCGAACACCGCCGCGGCCAAAGCGCCGCCGCTCCTCGCCGCCTGATTTATGCCCGCCATCATCATCGGATCAGTGACCGGCGGCAAGCTCATGCCGGGCGCGACGCTCTCCTATAACACGGACGGGACGATCTCCGGGACCGCAAAATATGCCTTTGCTCAAACCGATACGCCTTCCGTCATCGGGAACACCCATCCGGACGACTCGCGGGCTTATTGCATCGCCTATGATGTGGAATACGACGAGGTTTTTCAATACGCGACCCTGCGCTATCAAGGGGTTTGGTCCGCCTCGGCGGTCCGCGTGGACGTGCAAGCCGGGCTCCAAGCCAACCCGATTGAGACGCATCCGAATTTCGTTTCGACCTTGGGCGGAACGCCCGGCTCTGCGCTCAACGATGCGATTTTTGATTCCACCGGAGTTTTTTTGGGATGGCCGGCCGGCGCTCCGGACAATCTCGGCGGCGTCCGCGTCTATCTTGCCGCCGCGAACACGTACCGCTTTACGCAGTGCACGACCTCGGCGATCACGCTTGCCTCCGCGCTCGGCGACTTGGGGACGATCTCCTCCTCGATCTCGGCGGGCGGGATGACCGTCTCGGGGACGGATGCGTTCATGTGCCAAGCCGTGACCGTCGATTTTGCCTACGTCGGGATCTCGACGCAAATTTACACATATTCGATCGTTTGGGTCAGCACCCAGCCGCCCGGATGGAATACGAACATTTATCCGCCCTGACATGCCGGCGAATCCTCTCAGCGGGCAGACCCAACCTTTCACCCGCGGGGACCCGGCTCCCGGCGCGCGGGATCTAAACCGGCTCGGCGACGCCCTCTTCACCCTGCCGGGCGTTTTCCCGAGCCCGTTCGGCTATGGCGGACGCTTCCCGGGCGGAGATCTTTTCGTTCCCCTTCAGCAAAAGGGATCGAGCGCCGCCGCCGCGACGCTTTATCCGCCCTGGTGGCCGTATCTCGCGGGGACGGCGGGCTCGCAAACCGCGAATTTCTACCCGGGGACGATCGGCGGGATCTTGCCGTCGAACATGATGAGCCCGCTCACCCTCGACCAAACGCATACGAATTATGTTTACGCGGAGATGACGGCAAGCTCGGGCAACCTGACCGGCGCGACCCTGGCCGCTTCGACGACCTTTCCCTCGCTCGCGAATGCGACCTCCGCCGCGCCGCCGACTTCGTTTAATATCCCGATCGCGATCTTCGCTCCGGCAAGCTCGCTCGCGGAAAGCTTGGTCGGCTTCGGCAATATTTGGGTTCAGCCCTTTGTCGTTTTCTTCGACACGATCAACACGGGCGCGCTCCTCACGGCTCCGTTCACGCCTTGGTATAATTGGGAATGGGGAGCGGCGGCGTGAAATGTTCCTCACCTGCTCAACCTATCGGGCCGCGAGCTACGCGCCCGACCAATATTCCTCGGGCAATTCAAGCTCGACCACGGGCTCGACTGTCTCCGTAGGCTATGCCGGGACCTTGGGCGGACTTTTGTACGAGTCCACGATCGTAACCGCCTCGACCTCGGCCTCGGCCAATTTCACGGTTTTACAACCGCACGCCCTTTCGACGCTCGAAACCGCTTATAATTCGTTCGGCTCGACCTCGCTCACGAGTTGGACCAACCAATATGAATCCTCGTCGTTTTTGATGACCGTTACGCAGACCACGACGACGACCGTCAGCACCGCTTCGACGACGCAGATCTCGACCACCCATCCGGGGATTCCGACCTCGACCACGACCACGGCGACGACGACGCAGAGCATCACTTCGACCAATACGGACACGACCACGCTCAAGGCCGATTGTTGGATTTGGGCGAGCGTCCTCTTCGAGTTCGGCTCGACGATCGGCCTCGTGAATGCCTTCACCTCGTTCTATAAATATTCGAGTTCGTCGTCCTATTCGACCGCCTTTAGCTCGACCATCATTCAGACCTCGACGACGAAATACACCTATTCGATCACGACCTCCACCGCCGGCAATTCCGGCCTGACTAGCTCTTCGACGACCTCGACCTCGACCGGCTCGCCTTATTTTACCGCGACCTCGATCACGTTCCCGACCGTGACGACCGTCTCGAAAAGCGTAACCATCACTTCGACCTCGACCGCGGCGACCACGGCGACGATCAACACGGTGAGCGCCGGATCGGTGACGACGACGACGCTCGGCTCGACCGTGACTACCTCCGGCACCTCGACCGGCTCGATCTCGGCCAATACGACGACCTCCATCACGCTGGCGACCCCTTCTTGGTTTGGTCCGTTCATGGAAATCGGGACCTTGATCCTCTGTACCGGCAACACCGGGACCAAAGATCTTGCGGCGATCGCGACGGCCGGCGCGGCCGGCGTCGCCCCGGCGCTCTGGCAATATCTGACCGTCACGCAAACGACGATTTGGCCGGCCCAGCCGACCGGAACCGCCGGGCCGGCCGCGACGGCGACATGCAATTCCACCCTCGCCGGAGCCTTCACCGTCACGTTGCAGACCAATACGACAGTGACGATCGTCGGCTCCTCGTCTTACACGACGACGACCACCGCGAGCGACATTGATCCCTTCGCGACCTCCGTCCAAGCCGTGCCGATCCCGACCGTGACCCAGGGGATCACGACTTACTCGACCTTCACGACCACCCAAACGGAGCTTTTGATTCATCAACTGAACACGACCACGAGCACGACCGCGACGACGCTCCCTTTCCAAGTCGCGACGCTGCAAATCAGCCAGACGACTTGCCCTTCCTCGCGGGCGACCTTTGTCGCGACGGTGACGATCACGACCTTGATCGCCGGCTATACGACGGTTTCGGATGCGATCGGGCTTGGCGGCGAGACGCTCAAGGGCGGGATCTCGATCATCACCGCGCCGGATATTTCGAGCACGACGACGACCTTCACTTGCAATTGGATCAACGGGACCTCGGGGCCGACCGCTTATAATAATTCGACGGTTTCCTCGACCTCCTCTTCGTCGCTGGTGAATACCCGCACCGGGAGCACAAGCTCCGGCGGCGGGACCTCCTCTTTCATCGCGTCGAGCGGCTCGACGACGGGCCAAACGACTTGGGGAGTCGGCGAAGGCTGGACCGTGAATCAATTCGCGGCGACTTATATGCCGTTCCCGAATCCGATCATTTGCACGAACACCGGGACGACCGCGAATGTGTTCGCGACGCCCGCCGCCCAGGTCTGGCAACCGGCTCCGCCGATGCAAGGATTCGTGCCGTGGACCGCGACCGGCATGACTTATCAGAGCATCAGCGTGCCGGCGGCGCTTGGCGTGATCCCGCTCCTCCCGCTCACGACGGGCTCGCTCGTG